AATGGCTGGATGTCTGCGACAATCCCAAGCCTGCGGATGCGCAGATAGGTCGTTGTCTCCAGCGGCGGGGCCTCACGCGCAACCACGGCGCGCACCAGCTCGAAGTTGCGGGTCAGCACAACAGCGGTCGACACGCCGGATACCGCCTCGACCCAGGCGTCGGGGTCGACGGATATCACGCGGTCAATCTTCATATTCACCTCGATTTGGGCGATTTATGGGCGCCAGCCGCACAGCCGCTCGCCGATCTCGTTATGGGCGACAATCTGGGCAAGCGTGTCTTCGGTCAGCACGTCCTGACGCGACGGTCGAATGGGTTTGGCCCAATCGCAGTTCTCCCCGATCCAGCGAGGATCAGTCCCGCATCCAGCGGTCAGCCCGACGCTCAAGCTCAACGCGGTCAGTGTTGCGAACTTCATGGCGTATCTCCTTGGCTGTGGTCAGTGAGCGAATGCGTGCGTCAGCGCGGCGGATGATGAACTCGGCCTTTGCTGCATGGCGGCCACGTCGAAAGGCGACCCAAAGGGCGACGACGATGGCAAAGCCGATGGCGCCCCAAAGAGCGGCACGGCGTCCAATGCCAGACAGGATGGTCGTAAGCAGGCCAATCATGGCGTTTTGCCAGTTCGATGATCTTCGATCCGCGCATTGCGGGCTTTGACCGCGTAGAGGATCACGCCGATGAACACGGCGGCGCCGATCCACGGAAGCGCAGCTGCGAAGTAGGTCTCAATGCCAGCGAGCGCCAGCAGCCGGTTCATGAGGTTTTGTGCCTCCTCGGCTTGCTCGACCGCTGGGGCGACCTGTGACGCGACCGAGCTCGTTAATCCCAGCAAACCTAATCCAATCTGGGCGTTTGAGGCGGTGACGATCCGGCTGGATTGTGGTGCGCCGCGTGCGCGCAGGGGGGCGACGTCTCTTGGCTGGGCGATCATGAGCGCGTCCGTCAGCGCTACATCAATGATCGGCACCAACGGCAGATTGTTATCATCGCGGAAGGCTAGGATCGCCCCGCGCGTGCGCGGGCCGACGATCCCGTCTGCTGCGCCCACTTCATGATAGCCCAAGTCGCGCAGCCGCAGCTGCACGTGCCTGATACCCATCCCGACTGCAGGCGCAACGCTGCCGGCCCGGCGCACCCCGAGCAGCTTGCTCTTGGGATAGCGCTTGATGTTCACCGCATCGGATTGGTTGCCACCAAGGCCCCAGACCCACGCCCCCTCGATCCGGTCGATAAAGAACACATGCCCCTGCCAGCTGGAACTGCCGCGCGGGATGATGCCAATGTCGCCCTGCTGGGCGTCGGCCATCTCGACCGGAATGCCCCAGTCGAGATAGGAGCGCGCGGTCAACTGGCGCGTTGACCGGATGCCCGCTTGCTCGAGGCAGTGCCCGACAAAGGCCGCGCACCAAGCCACAGAGTCGTGCTCGACCCAGTCATGGCCCACGGAGGCGTACATTTCCATGATTGCGGGATTGTCGGCGGGGCCCGGCCCCTCGGTGGTGCCGATATAGGATGTGGCGATCTCATAGGGTGTCATGTCTGATGGTCCTCAAAAAGCAAAAGCCGCCCCCTGAGGGACGGCTTTCGGTGTCATCTTGGTTTGGCTGCAGCGCAGAGCGCGGAGCTGATTTTACTCGGCAGCAGAGGCGGATGCCTGCATGGCCTGCCTCGCTTGAACGATCCAATCATCCACTGCGGCGGCCTGTGAGGGGCCGATCCCGACAAGGCCAGCCAGCTGGACCTCGAAGATGCCCGCATTGGTGGATGGATCGCACCAGGAGCCGCCCTGCTGGAGAACCAGGTCTCGGATCACGGCCACCGGCTGGGTGGCTCGGCTCACATCTGCCAGAATACTCGCGATATCAGTCATGAATGACCTCCTCCCACCCTGCGGCTGTCCGACGGCAGATGGCGTCCCTGCCCTGAAGGATCAAGGGCACATGTCTATGACCGGTGCTCATTTCTTCCGGCTGAGCCAAGCTGCGAGCAGCGTCTCTGCGCCGCGCGGCCCGAGATAGGCCAGAGTTGCGACAAAGCCGGTGGAGACCGGCTGGGTCAGGCCGATATAGGCAGCGGCCGCATCGCCGATCAGCGCCATGCCAACGGCGACGGGGATTTCCCAAAGCAGCTCCTTGCCGAAGAAGCGCCGCTTGCCGAGCTTCACCTCGCCGGAGTGATACATCAGCCGGCCGGTGAAGGCGCCGATCAGGGTTGTGATCGCGCCGCCAAAGAGATTGTTGATCATGTCGATAAAACTGCTGTCGGACATGCTCTTACCCCCTGTCTGTCTGCTTATTGCGCCGCATGCGCTGTCAGCGCGGATCCCGCCCGGCGCCATCATGGGGCTGCTTGAGCTCCAGCGCGGTCACGAACCCACCCGCGCGCGTCAGCGTGTGGGTCACGGTCTCGATCCGGTAGGCCCCATCGACACCAGGCCGGGTGCCCGTGATTATGCAAAGCCCATCAGGGATGGCTTGCGTGTTGCCTTCTATGACAACAGTGCCCTCGCCGGCATCTCGTTCCGTCGTGGCCGCGTCGCTGTCGGCTTGTTGACGGCCCTCTTGCTCATCGCCACGGGAAAACCGTGAAGCGAAGATCGCATCGACGTCTAGACCTGTAACCCGTTCCACTTGCTGCCATGCGGCGGCTCCAAAATCATACCAGCGCGAGCGCACCACACTGAACTGTGGCCGGCCAAGCTGTGGTGATATTTGCCAACTGTGCAGGTTGTTCCCCCAGGCTGCCCGGATAATCGCTTGGTAGTCGCCGTTGCGCTTGGAAACGATGAGGCGCGCGCCAGTAATCCGAATGTTGGCCCCAATCTCTCGGGCAAGGCGCTCGGCGGCAGCTACAAAGCTCTCGTCGCGCATCTCAAAGTAGGTGCGGGTCAGTCTTGCCAGGTCGGGGTCAATCTGAATGTCCGTGATACCTGCATGCGCCGCAGCGTCAGTGAGAATGTCCTCGATTGTGGCGTCATCCCAATGCCGCTGTTGCGGCTCCTTTGCCTTGCCGGTGGCATCCATCCCCTTCGCAGAAATCATCAGCCTACGACCTGATGAGCGGTTGCCGCTGGACTTTACCTCGTCGACGGTGCCCTGAAACACCACCCGCATACCGCTGGCCGCCCAGCCAAGCGCGATTGATACGTCCGCCCCCTTGCGTGGCAGAACGATCCGGGCATCTGTATCGTCAATCTCCAGCCTGGCGGTATCGGTATGCGTGCCCGCCTTGTCGGAGATCTCAAGCCCCAGCAGGATCGGCGTCAGCGCCGTGGTGATGTTTGTGCCCGCTACAGCGACATTGAACACCGCGCGCTTCGACATCGGGCTGGCTCCTTACCAAAGGCGGATGGGTTCGAGAACCTGTTGCTCCCGCGGGATTGGGATTGGGATCGAGATCGTGGTCCCGACGGTCAGGAACTGACCTTGATCGGCCAGGCTAGGATTCAGATCAAGGATTTGCTCGACGAGCCGGGGCATCGGGCGCTTGAACCGGCGCCAGACCAGCAGCGAGATTGTGAGCCCATCGCCCTCCACGGTCACGGTTTCGATCACATCGCCCATAGCATTACATCCGCCAGCAGAGAGTAAAAGGCGCCCGCGTCTGGCCGGTCGCAGCGCTTCACGCTGATATCGACCGTGATGACCCGCCCCACACCATTGCGATCGAGATAGGAGGACCGCTCGGTCACCGACAGGATGTTCACCCAGCCCATCAGCGCGCCATCCCCGCGCATCATGTAATGCGGCTGCCCGGAGGCACGCGCTGCAAAGAGCAGGTCGAGATGGCCCATGCCGCCGAAGGTCTCGGGGAAGAGCGTGCCCCGAATGGTCCAGCTTTCCGGACCCTCCCCGACAAACTCAAGCGGCGGGCGGAGGCCAAGGACAGGTTTTTCGGCAAAGCTCGCCTCATGCCCATGCCCGTAGCCTTCGGTGTTGAACGGCACGACCTCGAACTGAACAGGTCCCAGCATCATCAGCATCACGCAAACCTCGTGCCGGTATCCGCAAAGACCCCGCGGAAGGCCTCGCGCACCTCGTCGCTGAGCCGGTTCATAACTTCTGCCGCGACCGCCTGCGGATCGGCCGCGCCACTGGTCACCGTGATTGGGGCATTCACCGAGATTTCCATGGCGGCGCTCTTTGCAGGACCCTGCCCGGTGGGATGGACATAGCCGTTGCGGGTTGCGGTGATCAACTCCGGGCCGTCTTCGCCGACAAGGTAGGACGCCCCGCGCGAGATTGGTCCGCCTTTTGCGCGTTGCTCAATGCGCGATGCGCTGCCGGTCGAGACCTCGGCCGAGCTGCCCCCACCTATCAGAGAGGTCCACCAGGCCGGCGGTTCCGGCCAGCGGATGATGTCCGTCAGGTTGATCCGGCCGATGGCCTCGATAATGCGTCCCGGTATGCCCTGCACCCAGTCGATGAAGCGCGTGAAGGTCTCCACAGCCCCGTCCCAGAGGCTCTGGATGATCTCCGCACCCGCAGCAAAAAAATCAGCCGCACCGTTGACAATATTTGCTGCGATTTCGCCGAAGCTCTCGCCCCACTCGCGCCATTTCTCGCTGGAGGCGTTCAGCTCCGGAATAAGTCCGGAGATTGCCCCGGCCACACTTTTGACGATCTCGATCACAGGCTCGAGCGTTGGCAGGACCGGCTCAAGGGCCGACACAAACCCTTCCTTGAACCCGGCCCACATCTCCTTGAGCCCGGACCAGTTGCGATAGATAAACCCACCCGCCAGCGCGAGCCCGGTCAGCGCAATGCCGATCGGGTTTGCAAGCAACGTCGCACCAAGGGTACGAACCCCCATGGCGACTGCAGTCATCGCCCCGCGGACCAGCCGCAGCGGGTTGACCGCCGAAAGCACGGAGGCTCCCAGCATGCGAAACGCCGCTCCGCGTCCCAGAAGGCTGGAAGTCACACCGAAGGCGATCATGGCGGCGCGCGCCCGGCGCAGGGCCGCAATCACCGGGCCAAGCGTAAGGAGCGAAAGGCCGCGGCTGAAGAGCACACAGCCAAGAGAGGCTGCGATCCCGGCAGCGCGAAGGGCGGTCATCCCCTTGACCATCATGGCCAGCGCACCGCCTGTGCCGAGAAGCCCGACAAAGCGCAGCCCGGCCAGCGCCCCCTTGAAGGCCACGAAGGAGGCCGCCGCCCCCACCACGGCTGTGGTCAGGTCGGGATAGGCCGCGGCCAGTTCCGAGGCCTTGGCAATGAGTGGCGCCAGGGCTTCACCGAGGCGGGTGAGCGCAGGGATCAACGCATTGCCGATGCGGATCCTGAACTCCTCCAACGTGCTGAGGAATTTCTGCAGATTGGCATTGAACGTGTCATTCTGCGCGTTGAACTCTTCATAGGCCGATCCGGCATAGCCGGCCTGATCTTCCACCAGCCCGAGGCTCTTCATCAGCAGGTCGAGATTGGTCAGCAATGGCCCGAGCGCGCGGGCCTCATTGCCAAAGAGCTGCGAGGACAAGGCAGCCTGCTGTTCCTTTGGCAGCTGGCTGATCCGCCGCAGCACATCCACGGTCGTGCCAACGGCATCCTCCTGCATCTTGCGCGCCACGGCCTCGGCATCGAGCCCAAGCTGCTCGAAGGCCTCTCGCTGTGCCCCGGTTGCGGCGGCGCCACGGGTCAGCGCGCCGCCCATATTGCGAAAGGAGGTGGCGGCCACATCGGACTGCGCGCCGGCTGCGATCATGGCGGAGGCAAAGGCGGAGGTCTGCTCGGCGGTGAAGCCGAACATCGTGGCCTGGGCGCCGACATTCTTGACCACATGGAGGATTTCCGCGGCAGACGAGGCCTGATTGTTCGACAGGTGGTTCATCGCGTCGGCGAGCAGGATGGTCTCGTCGATCGAGAGCCCGAGCGCGGTCATCAGGTTGGCCATCGCGCCGCCGGCATATTGGGAGCTGACATCGAAGGCCACGCCGATCTTGGCGGCCGCTTCGGTAAAGCGCAGGATGTCCTCGCCGGCAATGCCGGCTTGCCCCGCGGCGGCGGCGATCTCCCCCAGCCCGTCCACGGCAAAGGGGATCTCGCGCGCCATGGCCAGCAGGTCGCCCTGAAAGGTCTTGAAGGCCTCGGGTGTGGGGAAGTCCACGACCTTGGCCACATCTGCCATGACGCTTTCAAAATCCGCCGCGGCCCGCACCGGTCCTGCAATGGCGCCTTGCAGCGAATAATAGCTGCCGATCGCGTCTGCCACACCGAGGCGAGCCGCCTCAAGGGCACGTGTATTCCGGGCCATGGCCGCATCCAGCCGGTCGCGCATGCTGACGCGGGTCTCGGAGGCCTCGCGAATGCGCCGGGACAGACCCGACATGGCCTCGGAGGCCCTCCGTGCCGGCGCACTGACCCGGTCGAGCAGCTCAATGACAAGTTGCGAGGTAAGCGTGGCCATGGGTTACCTTTGCGTTGCGCGTGCCAATCGCCGGGCCTCGGCGTGCCAGAGCACAACCTCGGCCCAGTCCATCTCATCGAAGGCGGTAAGGGGCGTGTTCAGCCAATGAGCGGTTTCGGCGATGACGGAACGCCAGTGTCGCGCGCCGTGCCCTGCGGGAAAAAATCCGCGATCACCTCGGAGATCGTGGTGAAATCATCCGCGTCAAGATCCTCGATCACCTCAACCGGCAGGCCTGTTAGACTGGCGGCCATCACGATGCCCTGCTCGAGCGGATCCGTGATACCGTCAAGCGCGGCATTCATCCGCTTGAGGTCTTTGACCTTGGGTTTTGTGATGTGAACTTCCGCAATTTCCCGTCCTTCAAATTGGATGGGCTCCGAAAGGGTGACGGTCTTTGGGGCTTTGGGGTCAGTCATGTGTCACCTCAAAATCCGTTGGGGATTCGCAGAATGCTGCGCTCGTCTGCGTTTTGGGACGCGCCATCGACGCGCCAGTCGGAGGTGAAAAAGTCCCAATAGAGCTTTTCGACCCCTTCGAAATGCAGCTCGTAATGCAGGATTTCGCTGATCGTATACTCATAGCCCTGCATCTCGCCGCGCTGGAACGCCTCCGGATTGGCCGCGCCCAGTCGGCCCTCAAGCACCGCCTTGGCCTCAATGGCCGTGCCGGAGCGCTTGTTGCGGATCACGCCATAGGCGGTGAACTTCTTGCGCGCCGTGGCGCCCAGGCCGAACTGCGTCAGCAGATCCGGATCCCAGCCGGCCAGCTTGAAGGACGCCTCCAGCTTCTGGATGCCGACCGCCACCTCGATCTGCACGCGCGAGCCGCCAGGATGGTGATCCTGATACATCTCCTGCAGATTGGGCAGTTGCAGCTCGGTCAGCGTCAGATGTTTCGAGGCTGTGGGATCATCATCGCCGCAAAACAGGTTCGCGGCCTCCATGATGTAGATGGTGCTCATGGGAGCGTCTCCTTGTCTGTGACCGGATTTGTGACCGGGTCAGCCGGTGAGAGTGCCGACCTGGGCCAGCAGATCGTCGAGCAGCGCATCAAGCGCCGGGCGATAGCGCGCGGACTGGATGCCCAGATAGCGCAGCACCGGTGCCTCTTCGGCGGCGAAGGTCACGGTGAAGCGGCCCTGGCGCAGCTCTTCGGGGCTGTTCTGGTCGCGGGTGAACTTCAGCTCGAAGCCGAGAATGTCGCCATCGGCCTTGAGGTTGCGCATCCCGGTTTCCATTGTATTCAGGATCGCCTGAATGGTCTGGCCTGTGATGTTGAAGCGGCCAAGATAGAAGCGCAGCGTGCGCAGGAGCATCAGATGGATGAAGTCGCGCCCGCGGGTCACGTTGTAGAAGCGCCACAGATCATCCGTGCCGGCGTTATCCGTGCCCACGAACACATATCCTCCTTGCCCGATGGCGCTTTCAACGCCCATCTCGCCGCGCAGGAGCACACCGATATTGGCCGACAAGAGCCGCTGGCCCTCGGTCGCCCCATCGGTCAGCGAGAAATTGATCGGGCGCGAGGGGCCGACCACCCCTTGCACGGTCTGGTTCGCCCAGCTGTGGAACGGGCGGCCTTGCTGTTCGTGGTCGCGACGCACGCCGACGCCAACCGCCGCGGGTGACAGAGGCTGGACCACCGTGACGCCCCCTGCCATCACCCGCACCGCCGGGTCGACCGGGATCAGGCGCGGCGAGGACAGGGGCTCGCGCCAGTCGATCGCCTCCTGCTCGGTCGTGGCCGGCCCGTCGACCACCGCGTGGGCGAGCAGCTTCTCGCAGATTGCCGGAAGGGCCGCGCAGACAGCATTCGCATCCGGCGCCGTGCGCTGGCTGGTAAAGCCAGGCGCACAAAGCAGCCGCGGGATCACGCCAAGCTCGGGGCCCGCTGACAGAAAGGCCTGCAGACCGGTCGAGACCCCATCGCCCACGATATTGGCAAGGGTCGCATCAACGTCAGCGCCCTCCTCGACGCGCACCAGAACCAGTTTGGCCGCCACCTGGAACGCGCCAAGCTGCGCGTTGAGCAGGGTCACGGCATCGCGCAGCGTGCCACTCGCGCCGAGCGCGGTCAGCTTGGCGCTGTCGTCTGAATAGATGAAGACCGGTGTATCCACCGGGAATGTCATCACATCCGCATCCGGCGCGGTGCCGATGATGCCCACCACGGACATATCGCTCCAAACCGGCGGGCGCGGCTCGTTATCGATGCGCGCAATGGAAATGCCGAATGTCGGGTCGGACATGGGATGGTCTCCTCAAATAAAAACCCTGCCAGCAAAGCGTGACAGGGTTATCGTGATGGGTGATTGGTGCGGTGACTGCGGAAGAGGACAGGTATGTCTGACGTACTGAACAACGCTACCGCCAGGATCTGGCGGCGCGGTTTCTCGGCCCAATCCGCCCAACTTCAATCATGAGCACGATCGCAAACATTGCTCAGGGCGGAAAAAGCTTGTCCAATGCGCGGTTTCCGATGATCCTGCCGGCAAATGGCACGCCATTGGGGAACCGTCGGTTTAATTTGGTCGAACACAATGCCGTCGGGTTCCCATTAATCCGGGATATGACAGTTAAGGAACAGCGATATGCACTCGATCAAACTTCTTGCGAGCGTTTCGGCCCTTGTCTTGGCCACATCTGCGACCGCATCGGAAAGCCTGGCGGTGTTGCACCCCGCAACCCAACCTCCGAGCTACATTGACGTCGAGCCCAAGGGCGTGGACTCACCCGGCGACATGCGCATCTTTCATTTCTCCGGCGTGACCAGGGATGGCCAGGATGTGGTCATGGATTGGACCATGACAACAACCGCTCAAGGGACTGTGGAGGGCGCAAATTCAAGGGTGACCCTTGGGGTTTTCTCCTTTGGCGCAAACCTCGAAGATCAGGTGCTGATCCAAGGTGTCGGCCGCTATCCCAATGAGGACAGTACTTTCAAGACGTCCTCCACCTTGAGCCGCTCCATTATTGGCGGCACAGGAGCATATGCGGGGGCAAGAGGCGTGGTCGTGAGCACCCATTTGGAGGATGGGTCTTGGGTTCATGAATTTCACTTCGCTGAATAAGGGCAGCTAGCCTCCCAAGCGCCGATCTCAGATGTGGGGGACTGCGAGGGGCGCCGACGCGTCAGAACGCCAAGGTTGGCGTTGTGATGTCGAGATCGGCGCGCATACCAGATCGGATGCGTACCTCGAGGATCAGCGCCGGGCCGGCCGAGGCGATAGGTTCGCCCAAAAACTTCACCGCGCGAACAAAGCCGCCCGCACCATCATCGACGATATCCGTGACCTGGACGTCGCGGACATCCGTGATCTCGAGCCGCGCACTGATTTGTTCGATTGCTGAGCGCATGACAGGCGTCTCCTTCAATAGCTGCCACCATCGACCACGTCGATCTGGGCTTGCATCGTGTTGAGCGTAGACTGCAGCCCCGACACCTGAGCCATCGTGTGCCCATGGGCGATAGCAGCTTTGGTCGCCAACTGAGCGGTCAGGTCTGGAATGTCTCCGATCCCAAGGGCAACTTCACCAGCTTGGCCATTGACCGACGAAACGGGCCCGTTGGCCAGCACGCTCTCGGCGACCTCGGCCGCAGCCGCCGCATCCTCGGCGGCCTGCTGCGCAAGCTGTAGCGCATTTGAAACTGCCGCAGCGGTTTCAATGACCGAGGCTGCAAGGCCCGCGCTGGCGGAGATCACCCAATCGGAATACTGCGCCCCGCCGATCGCACCATTCACGGCAACAACCTCTCCGGCGAGGCCGCCGTTGTCGCGATCGTAGACATCAACCCGGAAAGCGGCCCAGTCATTCAGAGTGGTTCCTCGATCTCGGGTCAGAACCACATAGGGCGTGGGCGCAAACAGCGCCCGCGCCGGTGTATCGTCGACTTCAAAGGTGGTCTGCAGGCCGACAGAAACTGTCTGCGGCGTTGAGGATGTTGCCACCAGAAACCCGTTCTCAGCCGCTGCCGATGCCGTCGCCAGGGCGGGCCCCAGAACCTCATTGACCCGGGTCAGGCCCAAGGTCACGAGATTGTCGGTGGCTGAGTTGATCCGCGTGATCTCCGCGTCCAGCTCCGCCAGCGCTTCGGCAATCAGCCGATAGCGGCGATTGAAGAACTCCCGGTCGAGATCCTGATTGTCGCGGACCCGCAGGTCCTCCAGCCTCAGCATTGCGTCACCCCTTTTTGAGCGAGCTGGCTTTTTCGATCGCGTCCGCGAACCCCACCTCGATCTCTTTGAAGACCTCCGCTGTGACTTCGTAGACCGCGTCGGGGCGGAAGCTGACGCCTGCGCAGGTGAAGGGGCGCAAGACCGTGAGTTTGTAATGTGTGGCTTTGGCCGCCATGTCATCTCTCCCAATTGGCCCCTCGGCTGCGCAGATGGGGTCCACGTATCCCCGGGGGCGGGTCTGTGTTACGCCGACTGGGCGAAAGACGAGACTTCGTCGACGGTGAAGGTGTTGGCCGCCCCATTGGTGCTGCCCATCACCTTGATCGTGTAAAAATCCGCCGCCAGCCCGGAGAAGGTCGCCGTGCGTTGCAGCGTCCCGTCCGCCAGGGTG